ACGGCTCTATGTCTGCTTCGTATGCATTGGCTGACACATGGCAGCAGGGAACAGGACTTGGTTCTATCCGTGCTACTGAGCTTCAGCTTGAAAACAACGGTCGTATCCCCGAGATTGATATCAAGGTGGACAGTATTGCCGTTACAGCTTTGAGCAAGAAGTTGAAAGCTAAGTGGACCCCTGAGTTGGCTCAGGACTTGAATGCTTATCACAACCTCGACGCTGAAGTTGAATTGACAAGCATCCTCTCTGAGCAAATTGCTCTTGAGATTGACCAGGAAATCCTGGAAGACCTCATCAAGGGTGCAACTGCTGGTACACTGTACTGGTCTCGTAGCCCAGGCAAGTTCCTGAACCGTGAAACCGGTCAGATTCTTGGTGCGGTAGCTGGAAACACAGCTATGGTCGTCAACTATCCTGACTTCACGGGTACAGTTTCGGAATGGTATGAGACCCTTCTTGAGACTGTAAACGACGTGAGTGCTCGTATTCATCGTAAGACTCTGCGTGGCGGCGGAAATGTCCTTGTGACATCTCCCGAAGTTGCTGGAATCCTTGAGTTCACCAGCGGCTTCCGTGCTGCGGTTGGTGTTGATGATGAGAAGGGCTCTTGGGGTGTTAAGCAGGTTGGTTCTATCAGCCGCAAGATGGACGTTATGGTTGACCCATACTTCCCTCGCAACCTTATCCTTGTGGCTCGTAAGGGTAGCAGCTTCCTCGAAAGTGGATATGTCTATGCTCCTTACGTCCCGCTGCAAGTCACGCCTACCATCTTTGGTACTGAAGACTTCGTGCCCCGCAAGGGCGTGATGACTCGTTACGCCAAGAAGATGGTTCGTCCTGACATGTACGGACTGGTTGTCTGTGCTGACCTTGTTGCTGATGCGCCTAGATTCTAGTCGCCTAGCACTGAGTAACAGTCATAAGTATTTTGACTAGAAATAGTTGAATACAACTGAAGGGAACCCCGTCCTAGTGGCGGGGTTTTCTTTTATATGAGTAAAAGTTAACATTAAGGAAGTAAAAAACTATTTAAGTAAAACAAATGAGGATAGGCAATGCCCACAAACTTACAACCACTTAGCACTGTGAGTGCAATAGTACTTCCCGCCACAGGGACTCATAGCCAGGTTATAACCTCTTTATCTTATGGAATATACAGCACCAAAGCTTTTGTTAGTGGTGCTGTGGACCAAGTAGCCTACACCTACCAGAAATTAGGGGGCAACGTTCTAGACTTAGAAATTACTCCGTCTAATGTGTATAATGCGTATGAAGAGGCTTGTCTTGAATATTCCTATCTTGTGAACACTCACCAAGCGAAGAATGTTCTTTCCGATATGTTGGGAACTTCTACGGGCTCCTTTAACCAGGATGGGGAGTTTACTTCTTATGAGCCGGGTACGGGCGTTAAACCTAATCTTAAGTTCCCACGATTCCAGTTGGGGTATGCCACTCACGTTGGACGAGGCGTAAGCCTTCACGCTGGAGTCGGAGCCTCTCAAACAATATATTCTGCATCGTTTGACGCAATTCAAAATCAACAAGACTATGATTTGCAAGATATTATTTATAGTGCGTCATTAGTAGCGGGAACCCCATTTACTAATAGTGTAGGTATGAACGCTATTACTATTCAAAGGGTATATTATAAAACTCCACAGTCAATGTGGAACTTTTTTGGTGGCTATGCAATCGGCGCTGTGGGTAATTTGTCTACATATGGAATGTATGCTGACGATAGCCAATTTCAGTTAGTCCCAGCCTGGCAAAATGTTTTACAGGCTTATGCTTTTGAAGAAGATTTAAATGTTAGGGCTTCACATTACTCATTTCGGATCAATAATAATAAACTAAGAATTTTTCCAACTCCCTCTGCGATTAACCCCGCAAAGTTTTGGGTAGAATTTAGAGTGGCAGAGGATGCATTTCAGGAAGACCCAACAAGAAAATATGGAGCGGATGGTGTAAGCAATATGAACACGCTTCCATTTCCTAATGTTCCCTACAAATTTATTAACAGCATTGGCAAACAGTGGATCCGTCGCTTTGCCCTATCATTAGCAAAAGAGACTCTCGGACAAGTCAGATCAAAGCTCGCCTCTATACCAATACCAGGAAATGAAGTGACCCTTAACGGACCAGCTTTGATTTCCGAGGCAAAAGAAGAACAAAACGCTCTTAGAGATGAGCTTAAAACTGTTCTTGATGAGATGGCTTACGGTACATTAGCAGAGGGAGACGCTCAGATGATGAACAACCTTCAAGAAGTCGTTGGGAAAATCCCAATGGGTATCTATGTGGGTTAAATAGATGTCTCAAAACAGATGGACACAACCTACTAATCCTCCGCCTCCCTTGTTTGTAGGGAAGGCAGAGAGAGATTTTGTAAAACAGATTAATGATGAGGTCATTGAGCACGTTGTCGGGCAACAAGTTTTATATTTTCCACTTGATATGAAGACAACAAACTACAATGATCTCTATGGAGAGGCGATAGAAAAAACTTTTCTACCTCCAATAAGAGTTTATTCACTTGTAACATATGAGGGATCCGAACGAACTCAAACAGAGTTTGGGTTTGACAGTCTTTTTAGTATTACAGTAAACTTTCACAAAAGAAGACTCGTAGAGGACCAAAACTTGTTTGTGCGACCTGGTGATTTTGTTCAATATGATGCACAGTATTTTGAAATAGTAGATGTGTTTGAAGACTCTCGATACCTTTTTGGTCAAGATGCAGATTTTGCCGATGGGCAGGCTATGGCTGTCCAGGCAACTTGCCGTCAGGCTAGAAAGGGTTTGTTCAATCCCGGAAAAAGAATATAGGAAACTGAATTATGCCTAAGAGGACAGAATTAAATCAAGAATTAGATGCAAGATACGGTTTTCGTCCCTCTACTATAGAAGACATCGACCGTGCGCTTTTTAACTATGTAAACGACGATGTAAATGTGTTTTGCAACACAAATGAGGGCTTCAAGAAAGTCCCTGTTTTGTTTGCTTCGCCTGAAAGAGCATTTTCGATCAAAGATGACCCCGAACTAAGAAAGAATGGGAGGACACTAGAATACCCTCTTATATCTATTATTAGAGGTCAAATGATAAACAACCCTGCTAATAAGGGTAAGTACGGTGTGTATATTCCGCCTTACTTTGGGTTTTATAAAAAAGGCGGAGCAATTCCTATTGCTCGTAGGGTTAATCAAGACAAATCAAGACTGCGTGCTAATGCTACGGCAGAAAGAACATTTAAGCAAAGTACGTTTCCTTTTGATAATGAGAAAGTAGTATACGATACATTATATGTTCCTATGCCAACATTTGTTGAAGTTACTTATGAAATCAAGATGGTCGCTGAGTTCCAACAGCAAATGAATCAGATAATTTCAGCTTTTATGGGACGGTTTTCAACCCCTGTGGCGTTTAAAATCGAATATCAGGGTAATGTTTATGAAGCCTTTGGCGACGAAACTTTTACTAACGAGGGGAACAACTCAGGACTAGGGACTGATGAACGCATATTTAAGTCTACCACTACAATTACTGTCTTGGGGTATATTTTAGGAGCCGATAAAAACGAAGATGTGCCTGCTGTTGTTGTTCGAGAATCGGCTGCTGAGGTTACAATTGGACGTGAGAGAACTGTGCTTAGCGACGAGCCTGAGTTCCATGCGGGCAGAAAAGATAAATACAGAAGATAATGAACCCGGCGTTTCGAATACCGCCCTACTATTTATTATTGGTATTTAGTGTAAATTGCTAGATACCTTACTATACGATTAAGACCGAGGAGAATACATTTCGATGGCTAATAACTCCACTAAAAAGTTTAAGTTTATTTCACCAGGAGTATTTGTTGATGAGATAGATCAATCACAACTCCCAGCCACCCCAACAGAGGTTGGACCAGTAGTTATTGGTCGCTCTCGCAAGGGACCGGCTGATAAAGCTATTACGGTGAATTCCTATTCTGAATTTGTTCAGACTTTTGGTAATCCTGTTCCGGGAAACGAAGGTGGCGATATTTGGCGTGAGGGCAACAATACTGCTCCTACCTACGCACCCTTTGCTGCTAAGGCTTGGCTCCGAAACAACTCTCCATTGACTTTCGTGCGAGTTCTCGGCGACCAGTCTTCAGGCGCTACTGACGCTAACGGTGGTAAAGCAGGTTGGGAAGTCAATGCTGCTGGCACTGTTGCTAACGGCGGCGTTTACGCCCTTGTGGTTTTCCCTTCGGCATCGCACAATAATGCTCTTACTGGAACAGCCGTCACAGGAGCAGTTGCTGCTCAGTTTTATACTAACGGGCGAGTTCTTCTGAACGGCGCCGGCGGCAACGTTGGCTGCACTCTTGTAGAAGTTGCAAGTGATGACGACTTTAAGCTAACTTTTATCACGGGAAGTTCATCCAGTACGTTAAAATTGAGCTTGGATCCAAATAGTCCAAACTTTATTCGCACCGTATTGAATACCAATCCAACGATTACAAATAGCGCTATTACAGAGGCTGCTACCCGGACATATTATCAGGGCGGTTTTTACTGGCTTGGTGAGTCTTTTGAGTACTCGTCTCAGAATGCAACTACTGGAAACATTGGTTTGCTGTCTGGCGGTGATACCACCAAATACCAAGCTGCCATTCTACCAATGGCTATTAATGGCACTAACACAAGTCAGCAAAATAACTGGCGTGCTGCTGCAACAAAGGGAACAACAGGTTGGTTCATCTCTCAAGATTTATCAGATAACCACGCTGACTATACTGCACACACTCAACAAAGACTATTCCGCTTGGAAGCACTCACTGCTGGCGAATGGGCACAAAAAGAGGTTAAGGTTTCTATTTCAAATATCAAAGCACCTACAGGAGATTTCCAATCCTACGGCTCCTTTTCAGTCTTGGTTCGTGCCCTCAATGACACAGATAATAGACAAGTTATTCTTGAGCGCTATGATGAGTTGAACCTCAATCCAGCCTCTGAGAATTATATTGCAAAAAGAATTGGTGATAAATACTGCGTCTATAGTGCCACAGAGCAACGTAATATAGATTATGGTGAATTTGAAAACCAATCAAACTATATCCGTGTCGTAATGAGCGATGATGTCGCTGCTGGTTCTGGTGAAACACGATGGTTGCCATTTGGTGTCTTCGGGCCTACCAAGTACCGTGATGTTTCGTTAACTAGTGGTTCGGCTGGTTTCCAAAATTTTGGCACACTTACAGACATGTCTGTTAGGGGCAACGTAGAAACGATGCTTGATGGAGCTAACTCTGCATCTTATGGAACGGCGGGTTACGCTGGCAATACAGGTGCCGGTATTCTAGATACATCTATCATTGGACGCCCAGCTAGTAACTTCTTTACTGGATCCATCAGATTCCCAGGAGTTCCTTTGCGTTTAAGTAGCACTAATGGATCTCCAAAAAATACAAAGAGTACTTTCTGGGGTGCCTGGACAGGTCGCTCACGTAGCGATACATTCTTTAATCCAGAGATAACTGATATGCTAAGAGCTAGATCTTTTGACGCTTCAAATAACACGAACCCAGCCGACCCAGCGTTGGATATTGAGGGCGTTACTGCTAATAATTCAGGATCTTCAGCTATTGTTATCCCCTGGGTGTTCTCGCTTGATAACATTTCCGGGTCTGTTTCAGAGGGTTATGCCTATAATAATGCATATCGCTCCACAGGTGTAAGTCTTAGTGCATTAGGATCAAATAACTATACCACACCTCTCGGGTTGGGAATTGATAGATTCACCACTACGCTTTTCGGCGGCTTTGATGGTCTAGACATTACTGAGCGTGAGCCATTCCGAAATTCTGGAATGAGCGAGAAGACAGAAACCACCTCATATGAAATATATTCTCTGAAAAAAGCAATTAATATTGTCTCAGATCCAGATGATGTTTCTATGAACGCAATCACGATTCCTGGAATTACTGAAAAGGTAGTAACAAATGATCTTCTTGAGACAGCAGAAGAGCGTGGTGATGCTCTAGCAATCATTGATATTCCTAACGCTTACAAGCCAGACACTGAAGCACTAGGCAACTATCAAACTCGAAATGCTAGCAGCACAGTGACTCTCGCAGTTGCCAATATCCAAGGTCGAAGCCTTAACAACAGTTATGGTGCAACGTACTACCCTTGGGTAAGCATCTTGGATACTGAATCCAACCAGAGACTCTGGGCACCACCATCGGTTGCTGCCCTCGGTGTCTTGTCTAACACTGACAGACTCCAGGCTCCTTGGTTCGCCCCTGCTGGATTCACCCGTGGTGGACTGAGTGAAGGTGCCGCTGGTGTTCCTGTACTGGATGTTTCACAGAGATTAACATCTGACGATCGTGATGATCTCTACGAAAACAACATTAACCCAATCGCTAAGTTCCCAGCCGAGGGTATTGTGATATTCGGTCAAAAGACTCTACAGCAAACAGCAAGTGCTCTTGACCGAATCAATGTTCGTCGCTTGATGATCTTCTTGAAGCGTGAGATTTCTTTCATCGCCTCAAGACTTCTCTTTGCGCCTAATGCCCAAGCCACTTGGGATCGCTTTTTGGGACAAGCTGAGCCAATCCTTCGTGATGTCAAGTCTCAGTTCGGTATTGATGACTTCCGACTAATTTTGGATGAATCAACAACAACACCAGATCTTATCGATCGCAACATTATTTATGCTAAGTTGTACGTGAAGCCCACCCGTGCTGTAGAATTCTTCGCAATCGACTTCATAATTACAAACAGTGGGGCATCTTTTGAGGATTAATCCGCTGAGTAACTATTTATTACGAGGAGCTAAATAAACAATGGCAAGTCTATTTTGGGGTCAAGCAAACGCAGAACCAAAACGTCAATTTCGGTTTGAGTTAAGTTTTACTTCTAGAAACGGTAACAATAAAGGGGATATCCCAGTCTGGGCTGTGAAAACGGCCACTAAGCCAGTCGCTGCTGTAAGCACGATTCAGCACCAGTATATTGATCACGTTTTCAACTTTCCAGGACGTGTTACTTGGAATCCAATTACTGTAACTTTGGTTGACCCTGTACAGCCTGACTTGTCTTATGCTTTTTTGGACATTTTGGGAGCTTCAGGGTACAAGTACCCAGACACCGCAGACATCTCTAAAATCAGCTTGAGCAAAAAAGCATTTAAAGATGCTATTGGCTCCGTTGTTCTTAAGCAAATTGATGGTGACGGAAAAGAAATCGAGCGCTGGGAATTGGTCAATCCAATCCTTACAAATATTGATTTCGGGGGCACGCTCTCATATGACTCAGACGATATGGTAGAAGTATCTTGTGAGATTACCTATGACTGGGCAGAGTTATCTAAAAGCGGGGTTTCTAACCTTCCTCCAGCATCTACTCGTTAATAAGATTTAACATCTATAAATTAACAAGTTACAATTAAAAAGAAAGGTTACATTTTATGAGTAGAAATCAAGACCGTCTTGGCTTAGATACAAACCCATCACAGACCGAAACTCCTGCTGCTACCACAGCAGCAGTTGGTCTTGGTGTACCAACAGGAAACAACGCACCAACATTTAGCTGGTCAGTTCCAACAGAATTTGTTGAATTACCAAGCGAAGGGGTGTTCTACCACCCAGAACACCCTCTATATAATCAAAAAACTGTTGAGATACGTTTTATGACGGCAAAAGAAGAAGATATTCTTACCTCTAGGTCTCTCCTGAAAGAAGGCGTGGCTCTTGATAGGATGCTTCAAAATATCTTGATAGACAAAAGCATAGATGTAAACTCCTTGCTAGTTGGTGACAAAAATGCACTTTTAGTCGCCGCTCGAAGAACTGGTTATGGTCCAGAGTATTCTACCACTGTTACGTGCCCAGCTTGTTTGACACAAACAGAGTACACATTTGACATATCAGAGCCACCATTTAACAATTATGCTAAAAATGCTGAAGAAATGGGCATTATTATTGAAAATGGTGTGGCTATTATAGATCTTCCTATGAGTAATGTAAGGCTTGGGTGTCGTTTTCTAACAGGTGCTGATGAAACAAAACTTGCAAAAGAAATGGATAGAAAAGTTAAGCGAAAAATGGATTCAAGCACTACTACGGATGCGTTTAGGTCTTTTATCGTGTCTGTTAATGGAGATGATAATCCATTTACTGTTGAGACTTTCATACATGCTATGCCGGCTAGGGATGCTCGCCACTTAAGAACAATTTATAACAAGGTGGTTCCTAACATAGATTTATCACAAGACTTTAGCTGTACTCAGTGTGGGCATGAGGCGGAAATGGAGGTCCCGCTCGGCGTGGACTTTTTTTGGCCTAAGTGACAACTACATAGAAAACGTATACGAGCAGCTTTTTAACTTAAAGTACTATGGGTCCTGGAGTTTCTTCGAGGCTTATAATCTTCCTGTGAGTATTCGAAACTGGATGCTTGAAAGATTAGTTAAGCAAAAACAAGATGAATCTGCTGCTGCAAACGGTAATTCCGTAACTACCTCAAGAGGTGCTTCATATAACTATAAAACGTGATAAATACAAATGATAACTATTTATTAGGCATGCGTGCGAGGTTTACTTATATGAAGATCGATTTTGAAAATGAGGTTCTAGATTTGACTGCTCTCCGAGAAGAGCAGCTACTCAATGAGAACATCTTGAATGTGTTTGCTGCCTGGATTCAGTATCTCTTGTCTAAAATGTACAAGGGTCGCAGAATCCCAGTTCGTGTTCGAGGGAACAAAATAGAAGTAGAGAGATTCACAGACACCCTCGTTAACGAAAAAAGATATATGGACTACATCAAGAAGTATGGTCTTGATGATCCTATGACTTACAAACAAAAATCAAAGCTTGATATTGCTATTAAGAGGTTTGAAAGGGAAGCTGGTATTAACTGGCCTATTCGTAACTGAGGGTTATAGATGGCTGATGACATACAAGAAATAGCAAAGCGAACTAAAGAGTTAAGAGAACAAACTGAAGCAGCTATTGAATCTAGGCAGCTTCTTCTTGATCTAATAGGTGATGAGTCGAAACAGGTTGCGAAACTTCTGGCTATTAGAAAAAAGCTTGATGCTGCGATCGAATCCGGAGCAGACAATGTTGAGGAATTGCGTCAAAAGCATTCGGAGTTAGCGCAACAACTTTCGGACCAAGCTAAAGATGTGGTAAACTTGACGGAGGCACTCGCAAAC